CAACTATTTGAAAACAGAGATTTACAACTGTTGATGTTTAAAGAAAGAATGGAGTTTATTAATCCAGAAGGTGAATCAATCGGGAGACCAACTTTTTCTAGCAGTTATTACTGTTGGAACTTCTTGCCCAAGCAGATAATCGTAAAGGGTTTAGATATGAAAAAAAAAGATGAAAACAATAAAAATAATTTAGAAAGTTTTATGTAAAAAAGATTAAAGTTCTTGCTGCAATCGTTATAAATAAAATTGTATCGCCGAAATTCGGGATACAATTAACGCAATCTTGCTTAATTAAAAAGGAGAAATAAAAAATGGTTACAACAAAACTAAGCCTGTTCGACAATTTCAATCAACTAACACCCTACGCAGTTGGGTTTGATCGAGTCTTTGATCAACTACAAAATTATGCTTCGCATAATGCAACTTCATCAGGGTTTCCCCCATACAATATTCGAAAGGAAGGTGAATACAGCTTTGTCATTGAAATGGCACTGGCCGGATTTTGTAAAAAGGATATTGAGGTTGAGGTAACAGATGGTTTGCTTACGGTTCGTTCTGTTAAAGAGAATGAGGAAAATGAGGAATCAATTTATAGAGGTATCTCATATCGTAAGTTTAATCGCAAATTTACCCTTGCAGATGAAATTGTGGTAAAAGATGCTTCCCTTGAAAATGGTATGCTGGTGATTTCACTAGAGCGTATTGTTCCAGAGGAGAAGAAACCTCGTAAGATTAAAATTAAATAATTTTAATTGAATTGAAAAGGGGGTTGACTTTAGCCCCCTTTTCCTGTATTATAGTATAAATCAGGTAAAGGAGATATTATGAAAATATTTGAATTTGATAGTCTAGATGAAATGAGAGATGGAGCAGTTGCTCGTCAAGTAGACGGTGATGGTAATCCAGTTAACGAAGACGGAACACCTGTTGTTACTGCTAATGTACTAACTGGTGGTTTTACTGGTGGTGCGACAGAAGAAGAATCAGAACGTAATGCAAGAATTGCTCGCGAAAGCGTTGAACTGCTTGCAGAAGAAGAAGCTAAAATGGAAGAAGTTAATCATGGGTTGAAGTTTGCAATTCGCCCTATTAAAGATTTTTCTATTGGTCGTATTGAATTTCCAATGGAAATCATAGATGAAATTAATGACCATATTGATAATGTAATTATACCAAAAAATGAAAGCTTTGCAGATGGTTTAGTTGGTCAACTCAAGAATGATAAAAGGTCTGCACAATTAAATTTTTCCCTAGATGATGAAGTTGGAGCTCAATTAAAAACTGTATTTGAGCAAATTGGTCAAACTTATCTTAAACAGGGTTATCAACGTGATGCTACAACTGATTGTTTTCAGTGTTGGTCTAATCATGCGTATGCTGGTGATTACAATCCTTTTCATGATCATGGTGTTCAAACAATGGCAGGTCTGTCAGGGTTTCTATGGTTGAAAGTTCCAGAATGTATTGAAAAACTTGATGAAAATTCAGCTGTATTGAACAATGCAAGTGGAGCAGTTGATGGGTTTACTCAATTAATTTGGGGAACAAATACTAGAAAAGATATTATGGCATTGCGTAGTCAACAAGAAGATTTTGTAAAACCAGAAGTCGGTGTTATGTTAGTATTTCCTAACTGGTTGAAACATCAGGTGTTGCCATTCTTTGGTGAAGGTGAAAGACGTTCTATGGCTATGAATTGGAATGTCACGGACACAGAAGCACAACTTAGACAATTTATGTCTGAACGCGAAGAAGAAAAGTATGATGCATATTTGAAAGAAAAAGAAAGTAATGAGTAAACGTCCAGACTACAAATACAATGAAGGTGAAGCACTTGCTGAACTTGAAAAGTATATCGACTCTACCTATGACGAACACTATAGCAAGAACAAGTTTCAAGCTACAGAGTTCATCATAGATGGTGGACATGGTGAGGGTTTCTGTATCGGTAATATTATGAAGTATGCACAACGATACGGAAAAAAAGGCGGTAAGAACAGAAGTGACTTGCTAAAAGTGGTTCACTATGGTATTATAGCTTTATACATTAATGATACGGAGATAGATGATGAATGATGCTGATAGAATATTATATCTCGTAGATGAGATTAGTATTTTAAAAGATCAACTACGTAATGTTGATACAGGACATATTTACACAGCGATTGCCGTTTTGGAAGAAAGAGTGAGTGAAATTAAGGAGAAAATATATAATGAAGTTAAGTAATGAAACGATATCTGTATTGAAGAACTTTTCTACAATCAATCAGAATCTTGTGATTAAAGGTGGTAATAAGATTGCTACTATGTCTGCAATGAAGAACATTGTTGCAAAGGCTGAAGTGATTGAGGAGTTTCCTCAACAATTTGCAATCTATGACTTGAACGAGTTTCTTTCTGCAATCTCGTTGTTCTCAAAACCAGAGTTGGAATTTGAGAATGATTTTGTAATGATTACAGAAGAAGGCACATCAAAATCTTTGAAGTATTGGTATTCTGATCCATCAGTGGTCACAACACCAACTAAAGATATTATTATGCCAGAGTGTGAAATAAAATTTAACTTGCCAAGTGATACACTTTCAACAATTCAAAAGGCTGCTGCAGTTATTGGTGCGCCTGATATGGCACTTGAAAGTGGAAGTCTGAAAGTTACAGATAAGAAAAATGCTACTGCAAATAATTATGCATTAGATTTGGGTGTTGATTCTCAGAGTGATAATTATAAATTCTGGTTCAAGGTTGAAAATCTAAAACTAATGCAAGGTTCATATGATGTTCAAGTTTCCTCAAAAAACATAAGTCATTTTAAGAATTCAGCAGGAAATGTTGAATACTTTATTGCTCTGGAGCCAGAGTCAGCTTATAATGTTTAATTTGAGGAATTTATATTATGGAAACATTTTTGTGGGTGGAACAATATCGCCCAAAAGATATTGAGTCGTGTGTACTTCCCAATAATCTAAAAGATACTCTCACAGAATTTGTGAGTGAGGGTAATCTTCCTAATCTGATTTTGTCTGGTGGGCCAGGCGTTGGTAAAACAACAGCTGCGAAAGCAATGCTTGAACAGATTGGGGCAACTTATATGATGATCAATGGTTCTGAGGAGTCTGGTATAGACGTTCTCAGAACTAAGATTAAGAACTTTGCTTCAACAGTATCATTGGAAGGTGGGCGCAAGTACATCATTCTTGATGAAGCAGACTATCTAAATCCACAGTCAACTCAACCAGCCCTTCGTGGTTTCATGGAAGAGTTTCACAAGAACTGTGGTTTCATTCTGACCTGTAATTACAAGAACAGGATTATTCAACCTTTACATTCTCGTTGTAGTACTATTGACTTTACTATTCCTAAGACTGAGAAGCCAACTCTGGCAAAGCAGTTTATGGAAAGGACAATAAATATACTAGATGAGAATAAAATACGGTATGAAAATAGAGTTATCGCTGAAGTCATTAATAAACATTTCCCTGATTGGAGAAGGGTACTAAACGAACTACAACGGTACTCTGTATCAGGTACGATTGATGCTGGTATCCTCGTAAATATTTCTGAAACTAACATCAAAAATTTGATGGAAGGAATGAAGAAAAAAGAGTTTACCAATGTTCGCAAATGGGTTGTCGATAATCTAGACAATGATCCTAGTCGCTTGTTTAGAAAACTTTATGATAATCTGTATAACTATGTGGACAATGGTAGTATTCCTCATGTGGTTGTTATACTGGCTGAATATCAATATAAAGCAGCTTTTGTTGCAGACCAAGAAATAAATCTGATGGCTTGTTTGACTGAAATTATGGGAGCTGCAAAGTTTAAATGACCGAGCCTGCTAAAATTCCTCTTGTTAGAAACAAGGTTGTAAGTTATGACTTCAATATATCTCGCCCTATCTTGGTTAAAAATATACTTGATAGAGTTGGTGAGAAATTGCACAATAGTGTTAAACAGATTATTCTTAACACGGGCGATGAGTGGAAAAGTCAGGCAACAATTGTTCAAGCAAATATAACTAATCTTAATATGCATGAACGTCATGCTGAATTTAAGAAATTGTGTGATATAATAATACCATACGCTGAGAAGATGGGTTCAACACCTATCAAGTGTAGAACATCAGATTGTTGGGGGGTGATGTATACTAGAGGGCAATTTTCTATTGCACATGCTCACTGGCCAAATGTTTGGTCTTGGTGTTATTATATTGACACACCTAAAGGTTCAAGTCCATTAGTTTTTCCAGATGGTAGAGATGGAAACCACTATATATTTCCAGACTCAGGAGATTTAGTTTTATTTCCTGCTTGGGTTAGACATGAAGTTCCACCATATGCATGTGATGAAAAAAGAATTTTGGTTGCTGGAAATTTAGAAAGAATCCCATATAGGGAATTACCAAAACCGAGTGTATTAGCTCTACTAGCTGGAGGCCTTGAAAATTAAATGATTGACATATATGATAACGTATTAGAACCGCATCTTGCAGAACTAATTGACCTTAAATTAAAACAACAAACTTGGAAGTATGATTACCATTCTCAACAGGGAACTCCAAACAAACATTGGCACGTTTTTTGTGGGCATAATCCTTGGGAAGTAACAAGTAATGAATACGAGTGGTTGATGCCTATTTGGGATACTGCACTTGCAAAGTATAATTTTAAAGAGAAATACAATGTAAGTGAATTCAAACGATTGTATTTGAACGCACATACACATGGTATTGAACCACACATGCATATGGATGATGGCGACTTTACTATGATGTATTATCCTAGACTTGATTGGAAAATGGATTGGGGCGGTGGAACTGTTGTTGATGGCCAGTTAGTACAAAACATTGGTAATCGTCTAATCGTATTCCCTGCATACGCACCACATCAAGCACAACCTGTTTCACGACAGTGTTATGATCTAAGAACTGTTGTTGTATTTAAAACATGGGTTGATAAATAAAATGTATGAACTAAAAGATTATCTCAATGCAATAAATGTGTCCAAAGAATCTTTGATGGACAGCGAAGATGAGGTATGGGAAAAGAAATACGCACCCTTTATTGTAAACAAGTGTGTTGCTCCGTTTCCTGATACAATACTTCTTGTTAATGAACTTAATCAATACCACCACCTAGATAAGAAGTTACAGTTTGATTTTTTACTAAATAGTCTGAGAACAAGGAAAAGATATACTCCTTGGTTGAAGGCGAAGAAATTAAAAAATCTAGAATATGTTAAAGAGTATTATGGATACAACAACGAAAAGGCAAAGGCCGCTCTTGATATACTAGATGATGAACAAATTTCTGCCATAAAAATAAAATTAAATAAAGGTGGAAGAAATGGAAGAAATTAATTGGACACAAGAGGACATGTTGGAGATCACTCTAAACGAACCAGATGATTTTTTAAAGGTTCGGGAGACACTTTCTCGTATAGGCGTTGCATCAAGAAAAGAAAAGAAATTATATCAATCGTGTCATATTCTACACAAGCAAGGACGTTATTATGTGCTTCACTTCAAGGAATTGTTTGCACTGGATGGTAAAAATACAAACCTAACTGAAAATGATGTTGCAAGACGAAACACTATTGCAAAGCTTTTAAAAGATTGGGGTCTAGTAAACATTATTGATGAAGTTGGAGAACTTGCTCCCCTTAGTCAAATCAAAGTATTGTCCTTTCTAGAAAAAAATGAATGGGCCTTAGAAACCAAATACAACATCGGGTCTAAGAAAAAAGAATCCTGATGGAAAAATTCAAGTCATTTATCACTGAAGCAAAACAAGAAGACTACAGAGTTGTAGTTCTTTCAGCTGAACATGGCGATAAAGCAATTACTTCAAAACGCATAAAAGAAGAGTCCGATAAGTTAGGACTTGCAAACTATGTCATTTCTTTGGATGGGGCAAACCTGTCCTATGATAAGACTTACAAAATTCATGAAGCTGGTGATGAAAAGGGATTTGATATTTCTCCCTCTGATACAGTTGTGTTTGTTCGTGGAACACCATCTAGAGACAGTTCATTAGATTTAATTTCAGAGCTAGAAAAGATAGGCATTTGTTGTGTCAATCCTAGACTGACCATCAATATGGCAGCAGATAAGTTTCGTACCTATATCAAGTTAAAAGATTACGGATTAACTCAACCCAAAACGGTTCTCGTACCAAATAAAGATGAGCTAGAAAACGCAGTTAAAAAACTTGATACAAAGTTTCCTATTATAATGAAAACTTTGAGGGGGTCTAAAGGTGTTGGTGTTTTGTTTATTGAATCAGAACGTGCATTAACCTCAATTGTACAGTTGATGTACAAGACAGATTCAAGTTCAGATTTATTAATTCAAGAATATATTAAGAGTGAATTTGATGTTCGTGTAATTGTTCTTGGTGGTAAGATTATCGGCACTATGCAAAGAGATGTTGTAGAGGGTGATTTCAGAAGCAACTATTCTCAGGGTGCAAAGGTTAAGTCCTACAAACTATCTGACCTTGAAATAGAACAGTCTCTACTTGCTGCAAAAGCATTAGATGGTATTCTAACTGCGGTTGATTTTATACCGTCTAGCAATTCTAAAACAGAACCACCATTTATACTGGAAGTAAACAGTTCGCCTGGCAGCGAAGGCATCGAGGAAGCTTCTGGAAAGAATATTATAAAAGAAGTTTTAGAACATTTTAAAGATACTGCATCAAGACGTACTTCACCAGTTCAGTGTGGATATGAAGAAGTGGTAAGTATTGCTCCATTTGGAGAACTAGAGACAAAGTTTGATACGGGTAATTCAGTTCTCTCTGTACTTCACGCTGAGGACATTGATGTGAAAGGTAAGAAAATTACCTTTACATTGCAGGGTAAGACTATAACTACAAACTGGATTAAATCCTATGAGGTTGATACAGGTGGTGGAAGTGATGAAAGACCTGTAATTAAACTTGATATAGACTTTGCAGGGTCAACATATAAAGATGTTATGTTTGGATTGAATGACCGCTCCGAAATGGGTTCAGATGTATTACTAAATAGATTTACTATGAATCGGTTCAATGTTATGGTAAACCCTGCTAGAAAATTTGTCATAACCACAAAATATACACTTGATAAATAATTGAAAGGTTTTATATGATTGTTTGCATAATTGGAGCTCCAGCGGTTGGTAAAAGTTCTTTATTAAAATCTGTTACCTGTGAGTTTGGAGCTCCAGAACTAATAGAACCACAGAAGTTATTTCGTTGTACCAAATATAACGATATACTATGTCTTGGCCAATACAGTTCTTCTGAATTTTCAGGCA